CTCTATCGGGAGGCGCTGCGGGAATTCGCCTATCGCATGGGGTACGTGAAAACCCGCGGAAAGGGGTAGAAAAGGGAAGACGCCGCCTGCGCACACGGGTACGATTCCGAATTGTATTGATACTCTATTTCTATGCCTTGGGAAGAACGGAACGAAGAGACGTTCTTCAGGGGGCGGCCGATATGATCGGATGAAGATGCAGGTACGAGCCGCCCCGCTTCCTCTAATTTATGTCGGGAAGAACGGAGCGAAGGAAAAGCGCTTTGTGACCGTCAAAAATGTCGGTCGCAGGGCGCTTTTTTCGTGTGTTTCGGAGCTGTGGAGCGGGCGTTCTACGTTGTAGAGCACGGCGCGGAGCGGGCGGAAAAGTTGACAGTAAATTGACAGTAAAACGGCTCATTTTGGCTGTATACTGGTATTGTAGAGAGGCGGGGAACGGTCTCTCTGCTGCGGCCGTGACTTCTCGGTGGTCCTCCCCACCGATGGCCGCATCACAGGAGGGAAGGGCGGCGTAAAGCGCCGCTGTCCGCGGACGTTGGCTGGTTTCGTCCGCGCGGGGGATAAATCCGCCCCGTTTCCCTCGGGCGTATGTTCATAGGCGCCCAACATCCTTTCTTGCCGTAGAGGGCACGGCGCCGAAGTGACTCCGGCGCCGTGTTCCATCGGCGGAAGAAACAAACGCCAAAGGAAAGCGCTTTGCCGCAAGGCAGGGCGCTTTTTCTTATTTATAAAACGATAACGCCTGCGGGCGGGAACTCCCTCCGTCGCCTTCGGCGCCACCTCCCTCGAGAGGGAGGCAAGGGAAGGAGCTATGAAAAGAGAGGTGAAAGGATGGCGCTGACACCGCAAAAAGATCGGTTTTGCTTGGAATACATACAGGATTACAACCAGACAAAAGCCGCCATCCGCGCCGGATACAAAGCCAAAAACGCCGCCAAGCAGGGCTGCAAGCTGATGAAGGATCCCGAAGTGAGAGACCGCATCGAGGAGCTGCAGCAGGAGACGCGGAAGCGGCTGATGATCAACCAGGACCACATCGTGCTGAAGCTGATGAAGGTGGCGGATATGTGCATGAACGCTGTGCCGGTGGAGGCGTGGAACTACGTCACCCATCAGATGGAGCCCACCGGACAATACCAAATTGACGCCGCCGGCGCCGTGAAGGCGCTGACCAAGGTGGGCGAGCACATCGGTATGTTCCGCAAGGACGACAAGCCCTCTGCCGATGCCGGACCCGTGTTTTTGACCGGTGAGGAGGAGCTGAAGCCGTGATGGAGAAAGGAACGAGGATCTATCTGCCGGACGTGGTGGGAGCGGGTTACCGCGATTTCTGGAACTGCCGCAAGCGCTACCGTGTGCTGAAGGGCGGCAAGGCCAGCAAAAAGAGCACCACCACCGCCCTGTGGTACATCTGGCATCTGATGAAATACCCCGGCGCCAACCTGCTGGTGGTGCGCAACGTAGCACGGACGCACCGTGACAGCACCTATGCGCAGCTGAAGTGGGCGATCCGACGGCTGCACGTAGAGCATCTGTGGAAGTGCACGCTGTCCCCGCTGGAGATGGTGTATCGCCCTACGGGGCAACGGATCCTTTTCCGCGGATTCGATAACGTAGAGAAGCTGGCGTCCACCACCGTAGAGCAGGGATACCTGTGCTGGGTGTGGATCGAGGAGGCTTTTGAGATGGAGCGGGAGGCCGACTTTGACAAGCTGGACTTGTCCGCGCCCCGTGGCGAGGTGCCGCCGCCGCTGTTTAAGCAGACCACCGTGACCTTTAACCCCTGGAGTGAAAAGCACTGGCTGAAAGCCCGCTTTTTCGACAACCCGCCGAAAGATGCGCTGGTGATGACCACCAATTATCTATGCAACGAGTTCCTGGATGAGACCGACCGCGTCATCTACGAGCGGATGAAGGAGGAAAATCCCCGCAAATACGACGTGGCGGGTCTGGGTAACTGGGGCATTTCGGAGGGTCTGGTGTTCGAGAACTGGACGGTGGAGACCTTTGATATCAAGGAGATCACCAAAGAAAAGCCGTGGCAGTGGCGCCACGTATTCGGTCTGGACTACGGATACACCAACGACCCCACCGCCTTTATCGCCGCAGCGGTCAACCCGCTGGAGCGGGTGCTGTACGTATACGACGAGCACTATGAGCACCGTATGCTGAACAGCGACATCGCCGCCATGGTGATACGCAAGGGGTACGGAAAGGAACGCATCCGCGCCGACGCCGCCGAGCCCAAGAGCAACGACGACCTGCGGCGGCTGGGTCTCGGACGGCTGCAGTCTGCCCGAAAGGGACCCGACAGCGTCATAAACGGTATCGCGCGCCTGCAGGAATACAAGATCGTGGTACACCGCGGCTGTATGCAAACGGCGGCGGAGCTGGCCGCCTATTGCTGGAAGGTGGACCGCACCGGCACCACCCAGAACGTGCCGGAGGATCGGAACAACCATCTGATGGACGCCCTACGGTACGCTATGGAGGACGTGGCCAACTTCCGTCCCTCTGCCGAGAAACCCCGCACACCGAGACCCAGCACCACCGGCGTGAACGCCGAGGATATGCGGGGAGGTGGCTTGTGGTGAGCGATCCGCACATTGAGGATTATCGGCGCACGTTGGCACTGCTCAACGAGCTGTACGAGAAAAAGTGCCGCGAGGGCGCTGACAAAAAGCAGCGGGACACCCTCCGTGAGGAGATTCACGAGGTTTCCGAAACATTATCCCATTTAACGAAAGGAGCGAATCGATACCGATGGACGGATTTATGAGTGTGTTTGCGGCAGTGGTGGCGGCTATTGCCCTGCTGATCGCCCTGCTGGCCTATGACAAGGCGGCGGAGTCGGAGCGGGCGGGACAGAAACCGCGGCGCCCCCACCGTCCGCCCGCCGGCAACACCGTCACCGACGCCGATCGACGGCGTATGGCAGTGGAACGGCGGCAGCACGAGAACTTTATGTCCTACGACGGCAAGCCGCAGGATCCCATTGATGAGACCACCATTTTGGAGGAGTAGCGGGGGACAATTCCCCAGGCGGCCGCTAAAGCGGCTAAAACACGGCAACAAGCGGCGAGTGAGCCGCCTTGCAATACTTTGATGCCCTCACCATGGGCAAGGAGGAACAAACAATGGATGAAAACACCCAGGTTATGACCGAAGAGGCCACCATGCCTACCGAACCCGTAACCGAACCCGCCGACCCTGCGCCGGCGGAAAACCCCGCCGAGGTACCTGCGGAGGATCCGACGGAGCCCACCACGCCCCAGACCGACCCTGCCGCCGACGCCGAGGCAACCCCCGCACCGTTTTTGACAGCCAAGTTTAACCACAAACCCAGGGATCTGAGCAGGGAACAGACGCTCGCGTATGCCCAGATGGGTATGAAGCGTGAGGCGGAACAGCCCACCTGGGATGCGCTGGCGATGTTGGCGGCCGGTCGGGGGCAGTCCGTGCCGGAGTTCGTTGATTCGATGGTGAAACGCGAAGAAAAGACCCTGCTGGACGAAAAGCGGAGAATCACAGGCGGCAACGAGGAGGAGGCTCAGAAGCTGTTCCGCGTGGATATGGAGGCCAGACAGAGCGCCTACGCAGAACGTGTGCGGCAGGCGCAGGAGGCCGAGCAGCAGGCGGAGCAGTCCCTGACCGACCGACTGGCTGCCGAATATGTGCAGCTCCGCGAGGAAATTCCCAACATCGGCGAGTTCGCCACCATCCCGCAGGAAGTGGTGGACGACGCGGTGCGGAATGACCGCCATCTGTACGACGCCTATCTGCGCTATCAGCACAGAGAAGGCAAAAAAATCGAGCAGAACCGCGCAGCCCAAGCCGCAGCGGCCGCTGCCTCCACCGGTAGTCTGACGGATACCCCGCCGGATGGTGCGATGGACAGCGTAACCGCTGCCGTTATGAGAGGTGTGCAGTCTGTGTTTTAACCGAAAAAGGAGAGTGTAAATTATGTTGACTGCTGAAAGTCGCGAAAAGTTTAATTCCGTACTGGCGAAGGAGCTGGACAAGGCTCTGACCCAGAAGGCCGTCACCGGCCTTTTCATCGACAACGTGCTCCAGGCCAAGTTCATCGGCGCCAAGACGGTGCTGATCCCCGAGGTGGATATGCAGGCTTTGGGCAACTACAACCGTGACACCGGTTTCGTGGAGGGCACCGTCTCCATCAGCAACACTCCGTACGTGCTGTCTATGGATCGCGGCCGCTCCTTCCAGATCGACCGTGAGGACGCCGACGAGAGCGGTATCCCCGAGCTGATGAGCAAGGTGAGCAGCGAGTTCGTGCGCACCAAGGTCATCCCCGAGCTGGATGCCTACGTGCTGTCTAAGCTGGCACAGCTGGCGCTGACCAACACCGCCATCACCGGCGATCCCACCACCGACGCGCTGAAGATGCTGCAGGACGCCATCATCAAGGCTCAGGAGGCTGCCGGCTTTGACGAGGAGCTGGTGGCCTTTGTGGATCCCGTTTTCTATGCCGCGCTGCAGTCCACCCCCGAGATCACCCGCCACCTGAGCGTGGGCGAGTTCAAGAAGGGGGAGATCACCACCAAGGTGACCATGTACAACGGTGTGCCCATCCTGCCCGTGCAGTCCGGTCGTATGAAGACGGCGTACGTCTTTAATGACGGCACCACCGAGGGCCAGGAGGCCGGCGGCTTTACCCCCGCCAGCGGTGCTAAGAGCATCGGTCTGATGGTGCTGCCCAAGAAGGCTGCCTCTCTGGTCAAGAAGACCGAGAAGATCCGCTCCTTCACCCCCCAGCAGAATCTGAAGGCGGATGCCTGGAAGACGGATTACCGTGTGTATTACGACCTCTTTACCAAGAAGTCGTACGACGGCACCGTGTTTGCTTATACCTACTGATGAACCGCAAGCCGGAGGGAATTTTCCCTCCGGCTTTAGGAGCATTGGAGCGGCTTTAAGGTGGTGCTGATGTTTAGTGCCGCTTGCCGCTCCCCGAGAAAGGCGGTGCCTTTCTCCCAACATAACAATTTGCAGTTGAATGCAAGAGAGGAGAAAAGCTATGTTTGAGCTGAAAAAAAGCAACGTGCACCGAATCGTGAAAAGCGAGACGGAGCGGGACCGCCTGCTGGCGCAGGGGTATGTGGAGGTGGTGCCCAAGGCACCCAAGACCACGAAGGCACCCAAGGCCACCAAAAAGACCGACGGGGAGTGATGAGCCGTGACCGGTAACGAACTGCTGACCCGCGCTATGCAGCTGCTGGGGTATACCACCCACATGGGTGAGGCGGACAACTCCCTCAATGCGGAGCTGATCCGCCGCGGTCTGCCCATCCTGCAGCAGGTGCTGGCCGATCTGTACCGCATCAAGCACCCCGAAAAGCCGGAGCCCCTGCCGACGGATCTCGATACAGAAATCCTGCTCAGCGAGGACGAGGCGGTGCGGGTGGCTGTGCCCGGTATGGCTATGTATCTGGCGCTGGGAGCGGGCGACAACGAAGCCTATAACTGGTACAGCGATGAGTATCATCGCCACCGCAACAGCGTCAAGCGCGCCAACGGCGTCCGTGTGGATGCACAGCCGACGGTACCGTGGTGAGGGGAGTATCCCCCCGCCCTACGAGAACGCCTGCGGGCGGGAGGAATCCCCCCTGTCGCTTGACGCGACATCCCCCCTTTAGGCAAGGGGGGCAATCCCTCCGTCACGGCTACGCCGTGCCACCTCCCTTTACAAGGGAGGCAAGGGGGGCAAATTGAGCCTATAACAAACGCCACCGTCTACGTGGCGGCGGCGTTTCTTATGTGTTCAAGTGGAGAACGACTACCCCTCCACCGCCGTTCGGCGGTCCCCCTCCCCTGACAAGGGGAGGCGAGAGGAGTACTGTGGAAGTAAAAGTCCGAAGGTGACTGTGAAAGGAGCATCAATATATGAGTGAAAACGAAAAACTGTGGCACGATCACGAAAAGGTGTTTGAGGAATATCGGCAGGGCGTGGACTATAAAACCGCCCTCGGTCGACTGGGCATGTATGAACAAAACCGCATCAACCAGCGGTTTTTCCTCGGTGACCAGTGGCACGGTGCCCAGTGCGGCGATCAGCGACCTTTGGTGCGCCTTAACGTCATCCAGCGCGTCGGCGAATTCAAAATGGCGGTGGCCGGCGGCGGTCCCGTGGCCGTCCTCTATACCGCGGAGGGTGTAACGACCGACGCCGCGTCCACGGAGCGGGTAAGCCAGGGCAAAAAGGCGCTGCGCACCGGCGACGCCATGATGCTGTCCGCCGATGAGGAGATCCAGCTGGCTATGTCCGCCATGACCGACTATTTCAAGGTGACGGCGGAGCGGGTCAAATTCACCGATCTGAAAGCCCTCTGTCTGCAGCAGGCGTTTATCACCGGCACCGGTGTGCTGTATACCTACTGGGATGACAGCATCCGTACCGGCCAATTCGCCGACCAGGCGCGGACGGAACCCATCCGCGGCGATATCCGCTGTGAGGTGCTGGACATCGAGAACGTGTACTACGGTGACACGGCTGAGCCGGATATTCAGAATCAACCCTACATCATCATCGCCCAGCGGTGCCGCGTGGAGGACGTCAAGAGAGAGGCACGCCGCAACCGCCGTCCCCAGGAGGAGCAGGACGCCATCAAGCCGGACAAGGATTCTGCCTATATGGCCGGCGAGGTGCAGACCCGAGAGCCCGAGGGGGAGCGCAAGATCACCGTGCTGACCAAGCTGACCAAGGTGTACGACAAAGAAACCGATGAATACACCATCCACGCGGTGCGGGTGGTCAAGGGTGCCACCATCCGAAGGGAGTGGGATACCAAGCTCAGACGGTATCCGCTGGCAAAAATCGACTGGAAACAGGAGCGGGGCTGTGCCTATGGCGTCAGCGAGGCGACCTATCTGATCCCCAACCAGATCGCCATCAACCGCACCATCACCTCCGCCGCCCACGCCGTTTCGATGATCGGTATGCCCATTACGGTGGTGAACACCGACGTGGTGACCGAGCCGGTGACCAACGACCCCGGGCAGATCATCCACGTGGCGGGAGCGGACGACCTGAGCAACGCCATCCATTACGAGATCCCGCCCAACTTCTCCCCCCAGTTTGATAACCTGGTGAACAGCCTGATCACCAACACCCTGTCCACCAACGGCGCCAACGACGCCGCCCTGGGTAATATGCGCCCCGACAACACCAGCGCCATACTGGCTGTGAGAGAGCAGGCGATGATGCCGTTGCAGATGCTGTCCGAGCGGGTCAACTCCTTTGTGGAGGACGTGGCGCGTATCTGGGTGGAATACTGGGTGTGCTGGTATGCTCAGCGCAAGCTGAAAATGGAGGACGAGGACGGCGTGTGGTATATGCCCTTTGACGGCAGCAAATACCACGACCTGCTGATCAACGTGCGGGTGGACGTGGGCCCCGCCAACCTATGGAGCGAGATCCAGCAGCTGATGACGCTGGATAACGTGATGGGGATGGGTCTGCTCACCCCCGTGGAGTATCTGGAGAACCTGCCCAAGGGCAGCATACCCAACCAGGAAAAGATCCTACAGGGGCTGAAGGATAAACAGACCCCCGCCACGCCGCCGCCCACCGAGGGGAACGGCGAGGGCGAGGACGTGGGACAGACACTGAACCAGCTGCCCCCCGAATATAAGGAGAAAATCGCCGGAATGAGTCCGGAACAGCGGGCAATGCTTGCTCAGAGTATGGCCGGCATCTAAAAGGAGTGTGACCTATGGGCTATCGTAAATTGCCGGTATCGGCACCATTCACCGTAACCGTCCCCCAGCTGTCGGGCGGTCTGAACCAATACGACGCACCCGGGCGGCTGACCGACAGCCAGCTGACCGACGTGGAAAATATGTGGTGGCACAACGGTGCCCTGGTGACACGCCCCGGTCTGGTGATCAAGAAGGCGGACGCCAGCCACTATAACGTCCGTCAGAGGATCAACGAGCGGGAATTGCTGCTCAGCCGTGTGCGGACGACTACCACCGGCAAGGCCATCGCCTTCTATGCGGCGCTGCTGTCTGCCCGTGACGGTCTGACCGAGCTGGGCTCGGCTGCACCGGACTATTGGGGACAGGTGCCCGCCGACGGATACGAAGCTACGGCACTGGGATTCCGCGCCGAAAAGAATGCAAAAACCCGCTGGTATTTCCTGATGTCCGGCGGCGACGTGATCAAGGAGCCGGACGATCTGACCGACACCACCGATGGGAAAGCCTGGGTGGCGGCGGAGCCCTACGCGCCTACGGTGATGATCAACGGAGCGGGTGAGGAATTTGAGGGTGACGCCGAGCCCTCCGCATACGAGGACTACAATATGTTGACCCGTGAATTTGTCTGCACCTTTACCACCGACGGTGTGAGCAAAACGTGGAAGCTGCCCCAGGATGATTTGGGGACCAGTGCTACCATCGCCAAAGCGGGAGCTACTATGCTCCGGGTGGAGGTGACGCTGGGCGATGGTACCGCCACCGTTGTCAAGGACTGTGAGATAACCTATGCGGGATCACGCGTGGCCATCACCGAGATCTCATTGGACGCATCTCAAGTCGGACTGGAAAGCAGTTATAGCAGTGTAACTTTGTTGGTGAAGTTTGATAGCCGCAGAGGTATTGTTACCACCACCGTCAATGCAACCAACGATACCGGAAAACCGGCCACCACCGCCCTCCCTGCCTTTACAGACAACAATCTGAAAATTACCGCATGGCGGAATGAAAAATACGAGAGCCAGCGGCTGGAGATCTGCCGTATGACCCGCGGCATCCCCTTTGGTGGTGACCGCAGTGGTATCGAGGGCGGTACCCGCTATTTTGTCACCGGCAACCCTGACGAGCCCAACCTGGTGCGGTGGAGCGGCATCGAGCATCCGCTGTATTTCCCCGAGCACAACTACGTGCGCATCGGCGACGAGAGCCAGGCGGTGACCGCCTTCGGCAAACAGGGCGACCTGCTGGTGGTGTATAAGGAGCGGGAAATGTACGCCCTGCAATACGTTGCCGGCACCGAGGCGGACACCGATTTCGCGGTGAGCGGCGGCGTAGCCATCACTACATACGGCGCCAAGTTCCCCGTGACCCCCATCAGCCCCGCCGTGGGCTGCACCTGCCCCGATACGGTGCAGCTGGTGAACAACCGCCTGGTGTGGATGAACGACGACGGTCAGGTGTATATGCTGACCGCCACCAACCAATTCAGCGAGCGCAACGTGCGGATGATATCCCGCAATATCCGCTCGCGGCTGACCGCCCACGGGGTGGAGACCATGCGGCGGGCGCAGGCCGTGGAATACGAAGGCTATTATATGCTGCTGGTGGGCAAAAACGTCTATCTGCTGGATACACAGACCAGTGCCTTCCACAGCTTTAACTATTACAGCGACGAGGACAGCGCCCGCAAGGCTCTGCCCTGGTTCGCCTGGACCCTGCCCGCCCTGGCGGAGGAGTCCGGCAAATACACCTATAGCGGCATCGTGTCGGACGGCTCCAACCTGCGCCTGTCCGCCACCATCGAGGACAACGCCCCCACCGAGCCCATATTCCGCCTGGAGGGGAGCACCGACGTCCTGCAGGAAGGCACAGACAGCGGGAAGCATATCCCCTGTCACTTCGCTACCAAATGGTGGGATTTCGGGCGTCCCGACCGCAAAAAGAGCATCGAGGAGATCTATACCAACGTGGGCTGTCTGCCCGGCGGACGGGTGCGGCTGACCTATCTGACCGAGAACGGTCCGCACGAGGATCCGTATCCGCTGAAGGACTATCGCGACGATGCCGCCCGCGCCGGACGGTATCTGCGTAGCGCCCACGTGACCCCCAACGTGAGGATGGTACAGGTTTTTGGTGTTCGATTCGACTGTGACCGCGCCATGGAGGTGGACGGTCTGCATATCAAAGTACGCCAGCAAGGAGTGGTGAGATAAATGGGAAAAACGCTGCAGCAATACAAGGATGAAACCTATGCCGCCGGCAAAAAGTCGGTGGATAAGGTATATAAACAGAAGCAGGAAACCGACGCCGCCACGCTGAAGCAGATCAACGCGGCCATCGACAAGTCCACCGCCGTCCAGACGGGTCAGTATCAGCAGCGCATCGACGCCGCCCCGCTGGAGAGCCGCGTGGAGTATGACAAAAACGCCATCGCGGACGCGGTGAGCAAACAGCAGATCCGCGAGAGTCTGGCCAATATGGGGGTGACCGACAGCGGTCTGACCTCCAGCATGCAGACGGCGCTGGCCATCCAGAAGCAGAAGGCGGACCGCACCGTGCGGGTGAACGAGAACGCCAAGATCCAGGCCTATCAGAACGCCATCGACCAGATCGTTGCCGAGGGTGAGACCAAGAAAACCGACGCCAAGCTCCAGCGGCAGCAGGCCACCGCCGACTGGTACGCCGCCGCGCTGGCCGATCTGGAGAACAGCACCAACCAAGCTGCCGCCGAGGCCTATGCGGCGGATATGGACTATGCCGCCAAGGCGTACGAGGCTCAGCAGAAATATAATGCACAGGTTATCGCTGATCAAAATGCCGCCAACGAGAAGCGGAATAAAGCGATCCAGGATGCGGTGGACGCCGACGTGGAGAGCGGCATGGACGCCACTATTTCCCGTCAGGTGAACGAGATTCTGTACGGTGGTGACGCTAATCGTAAAGCGTTGTATGAGAAGGCGAAGAATCTAGGGTATTCGGACAATGAGGCGCTGACTTTTGTTAATTCCGGTGGTGGCCAAGCGGGTGCCGATGCCGTAGCCGATGCCGCGGAAGCGAAAGCAAAGGATTTCGTCGGCACGCTTGATCTCAAAATCCACGATTGGGGACCGTTCCGTGCAACCTTCTACACCAATGAACGGGGAGATGCAGTCTACGCTCAGAATAAGATAAACAGCATCCTCGACGCGGATAAGTCTTTCAAGAAGTTATCTGCCCTGGAACAGAGGTACGCAAAAGCGTATGCGGCCGGTCATTTCATCGCAACGAACTGGGCAGCAAAGAGCGACGCCTCCGACAATAAGACTCGCCTGAGTGATCTTTGCGCCAAACTGGGCGTCAGCGTGTCGGACGCCAAAACGGCCTACAACAGCACGTATCAGCACGGGACGATGGCATAACCCGATTTAATGGAGGATATTATGAGCGATGCATCTATTCGAGAAGAATTATACAGACAGCTTGGAGTCACCAAGGCTGAAGACTCGCCGTCCGCTGCACCGGTGAGCGGTTCTATCCGCGACGGCTTATATCAACAGCTGGGGATCAAAGTAGCACCGACTGTGTCGACCGTGCCGAAAGGTTATTATCCGCAGGAACATTTTTTAGATAAAGTGTCGGAAGAAAACAAAAAAATCAAACAGCAGTACATTGACGAGGTCCTGATTCCCTCTGCACAGGAGCGGGGCCTGCCGACTTTCGGGTATAGTGTTAATTCGATACCGGATAGCGCTGTACCCAACGCTATGAAAGAACTGGAAGTTATCCGCAGTCTGCCCACCGTCAACACGGAATGGGCACCGGACACGTCGTTGAGCCCGAGAGAGGTGCTGGAATCAGGAAAACAGCACCGCGTGTATACTGATGACGAACTGCGTGCCAACGCCGAAAAGCGGAAGGAATACCTGCGGGATCCCGACAAACTGAAGAGAGCGGCCGCCGAACTGATGACGCAGTACCCCACGGCGGAACAGTATCAGCGCGATCAGGAGATCCGTGAATGGTCGGAGCAGGCAACGCCATTTGAGCGCGGTGCGATGACGGTGGGCGCCAACGTTGCCGCGGGTATTATGGACTATGGTATGAGCTACGCGAAAGCGGCAGACGCCATCCTTCCCGATACCGTCAACGGCAAGGCAACGCCCATCGCGCTGAACCGCGAGGCGAAAACGGCCATCAAAACGATGGAGGAACCGTATCGTCAGCTGCAGGTGTACAACGAAACGCTGAACCCCGCCGGTCAAACGTTGGCGCAAGGCTCCCGCATCGTCGGATACGCAATACCCACCACGGTGACGTCTATCCTCAGCGGCGGCAGTTCGGCTGCCGTTACCGGTAGTAACGTTCTGGAAAAGGGTGTCTCTGCATTAGGTAATCTGGCAAAAGACCCGAACTTCTGGGCCAGCGCCATCCCCACCTACGGCAGCACGTACTATGAGGCAAAACAAAACGGTGCCAGCGAGGATGAAGCCCAGCTGACCGCCGTTCTGTTCGGTTTTGCCGGTGCGGCCATAGAAACGTCCGGTGGTATTCAGCACCTTCCCGAGACTAAAGCAGGTGTGTGGCAGTTTGTGAAATCCGCGCTGGATGAAGGCAAAGAAGAAGTGCTGCAGGGCATCACTGAGGGCCTTATCACCAAAGCCGTGTACGACCAGGATAAGGAACTGGCATCCTGGACCGATCCCGACGCCGCCATTAGCGGCCAGCGGGCGCTGAGCGAATTTGGATGGGGCGTGGCTATGGGCGGCATTATGAGCGGATCCAACATCACCGCCGAGGCCGCCATCCGCAATATCAGTCAATACACCACCGCTACGCAGATCGGCAACGCCTATATCCACGGCGAGGAAGGTCTGACGATGGAGGACGCCATCGCGATGGGGATGAACACCGCCAAGGGCAGCGACGCCTATCTGGCGGCGGAGGCTATGCAGAAACGGATGGAGACCGGCAAGAAGATCTCCCCCTATGCTGTCGGCCGTATGGTGATGGAGAGCCAGAGCGAGACCGCCCGGCGCGGTCGCGCCATCGAGCAGGGTGTCCTGGAGAGCGCGCAGAGAGCCGGCATCACCAACGAGGTGGCGGAGACGGCCGCCGCGGCGGCGGTACAGCTGAATCAGCGGGTGGTGTTTGCCGCGCAGGACTCTGCACTGGTGCAGGATGGCCGCTACGGAAGCTATGACCCCACTACGGACACGGTGACGCTGAATCCCCGTGTGAGCCAAGAGGCTATGCTGGGATATACCATCGCCCATGAAATGACCCACAGCGCCGAGGGAACCCGCCAGCTGACCGCCCTGGAAAAGGCGGTGCAGCGGATGGTGGGCGCCGAGACGTGGAACCGCCTGCAGGCCGAGACCAGCCAGCGGCATGCCGCCGGTGGGATCCGGCTGACCGAGCAGCAGGTGCGGCAGGAGACCCTTGCCGACTGGGTGGGTAACAACCTGTATAAGGACGGCTTCGCCCAGGCGGTGGTGGACGGTAGTGCCAACACCGGCAACGCCTTCGTCCGTGTGCTGGATCGCGTCCGTCGCGCCGTAAGCATAAAAAATAACCCCTCCGCCCGCAATATTGCGATGCTGGAGAGGTTGTTTATGGAAGCGGTGGAGAATAAGAAGGGCGCCCGTGAGGGGGATGTGGAGTATAGCATCCGTCAAACTTCTGTAATGCCGTATCTGGAGCAACTTGCTCTTGTGGAAACAGGAAAACTAAACGGAAGTAATTCGATATATATCGGTCACGCGCTTGCGATGGAAACAGCCGGATTTGCTAACGCCCCCTTCGTTATGAATCAAGGGGATTATAGAAAATCCAGACGAAGCCAAGGCAATAACAAGCATTACTCTTCTCACGCTGTGAGTTATGAGTTCTTTAAAAACCTACCGAAAAGCCTCAATGACGCTCCTATGCTTATTGATAACGGCAAAAAGGTGACGGTGATTACTTCCGCCTCTATGAAAGATACCAAAGGAGCAAACTCGTATATTATCGCCGGCGTACTGCGAAACGAAACGATGGAGGGAGAGGATATTCACCAAATCAAAAGTGTATATCCGCTTGATGATTTTGCGATTCGAATCAAAGTCGCAGCAGAAAGCGGGCGGTTAGTAATTATAAACAAAAACAAGGCCGAACAGATGCTTGGCAGCATAGGAGTCCAACCCTCCGAGGTGACAAGCATTGTTGACCTTGCGAAAAGAAGTTTATCACAACTCGCGCAAAATGTCAACACCCAAAATGCATTGCTAGGGGATGAATATTTTACCGGTGATGCCATGACGCCGGAGGCGCGGGCGCGGTGGATGGGAACTCCCTCCGTCGCCGATGGCGACACCTCCCTCGGGGAGGGAGGCTACGGCGCTGACGCGGCTACGGTGCCCGTGGGCGACGTGCAGGTGGTGGAGCGGGCTTTGCAGTTGACTGCAGAGGGCAAGCGGAAGGCCACCGCCGCCGACTTTGACGGTATTCTGCAGGAGCTGGGTGAAGAGGAGACGCTGAAGCGGCTGTACAACAGCCAGCAGTTTGACCGCCCCACCGGTATGGTGGAGATCGAAGGACGGCGGGTGGACGCTAACGCCTACGCGGACGCCTACGAGCAGAGTTTGCCCGACGACCCCGCCGCGCTGCAGGAGACGATCCGCCATCTGGAGAAACAGCGCACCGCAGAGATCCTTCAGATGGAGCAGGAGGGCACGCTGAACGACTATAAGCCGGGCGGCCTGAAGATCGACCTGCAGTTGTTCGCCGCCCGCCGCAAGTGGGATCTGCTGCAGCTGGAGCCCGGTGAGGAGGGCAGCAAGGTGCGGCAATTCTGGGAGAAACGTCTGAAGGGTAACGACGAGATGCACAGCGAGGAGCTGCTGGAGCTGATGGCGGGTCGCAGTGAGACCTATGACCCCATCAGCAACCAAAAGACGCTGAACAAGGCTAAGGACAAATTGATGGATCCCAAGTACAACGCTAAGTTGCTGCGGCAGCTGAGCCGCCGTTCCTATCAAGGGCGGCTAACCGAGGTGGACGTGGCCGCAGGTATCGAGCTGACCCGCAAGGCCTATAATGACGGCGATTATGAAGTGATGATGGATCTGATCGCCGGTCTGTCCCGCCGCGGTACCGAACTTGGCCGGGCGGTGCAGGCATTCAGTATGATGGCGCGTATGACCCCCGAGGGCGTGCTGAAGGCTGCCCACCGTACCGTAAAAGCGGATGCGGACTACGTAATCGGCGAGGGTGCCAATGACGGGTTGGACGCGCTGGCGGACGATATCGTCGGCGCGATGGATAAGCTGTCGCGGCTGAAGAGGAGCGAGATACAATCCCCCCGCCCCGAATCGCCTAACGGTGAGGGAGCGGTCGAGGACGCGGATGTTCGGGTGGCCGAAAAAGAGGGCAACGGACAAAAGGTCATGGTGCAGGTAAGCCGCGAGAACGTTGTCGGCGCCCTAGCAAAGGACCTTGCCGCCACCGAGGGAACGTACCTGACCCGTGCGGATATCGAGGCGAATCTGGAAAAGGTGATCAAGGACGCCACCGACGTGCCGGAGCAGGTGAAGCGGTACGTGCTGAAGAAGCTGCGCAAGGGTGACGGTGGTCTGGCCCAGCGGCTGTATGAGCTGCACCGCAAAGGACATCTGACTGCCGATGCCACCCGCCGCGCCATGGAGCAGGCGCTGGAACTGCCCACCCTAACCGACGAGGACGTGAAGACGCTGGTGGAGATGGCCGAGCGGGTGCAGGAGCTGACCGACGATCCCGTTAAACAGGCGGACGCCATGGAGGATATCTATGATTTCCTCGGCGCCAAGATGACGGTGAAATTCGGAGACTTTCTGCAGGCGTGGCGCAAATTCGCCATGCTGGCCAACGTGAAGACCCACGTGCGCAATATGGTATCCAACGGCGCCTATGCCGGCATCCGCAAAGCTAACGATTTGATTTCTATGGGTCTGGAGCGTATGTTCCGTGTACCCGCTGACCAGCGGGGTGCCTATCTTGGTTGGCAGAACACCAAACACGGCCAAGACATTATGCCCGCCATCCGCAAAAACGCGGAACTGGCGGTATTGGAGATGCAGAAACGGGGCGCCAAGTACGAGACCGGCACCGGACAGCTGAAGCAGCACCGCAAATTCTTCGGCACCGGTAAGGTGGGCGAATTTTTCAACAACCTGAGCGGCAAAAACAGCGAATGGCTGGAGCGGGAGGACATCCTTTTCTTCAAACCCGCCTATATTGACGCGCTGGGTCAGATGATGACCGCCCGCGAAAAGACCGAAATCACCGAAGATTTGCACAAGAAGGCGATGCAGAGGGCGCTGGAGGCCACATTCCGCGCCGATACCGCCATCAGCGACGTGCTGACCTCACTGAAGAGGTATCAGAACAGCGACAAGAACGGTCTGCGGCTGTTTGGTCAGGCGGTGGACGTGGTGATTCCCTTTAGCAAGACCCCCGCCAACATCGCCAAGCAGACGGTGATGCACAGCCCTATGGGTATTGCCAAGGGTGCATTTGACCTGATTCAACGCGCTCGCGGTAAGAGCGCTGCCACTACGGCGGACATCATTAACGAATTTTCCAAGGGTATCACCGGTACGGCGTTAGGGTTTATCGGCTTTTTGCTTGGCTCTGCCGGTCTGTTCAATACCGGATTCGGCAAGACCGAGAAGGAGCGGGCGGCGGACGAGCTGGCCGGACGGCAAGAGAACGCCATCATCATCGGCGACACCTCCATCACGCTGGACTGGCTGCAGCCTGTGGCGGCGCCGCTGATCGTGGGCGCCAGCATCGGCCAGCGGCTGCGGGAGGATGAGATCTCCGCGGCATCGGTATTCGGCGCCGTGATGGACGGCACCGACAGCCTGTTCGAGCTGTCGATGCTGCAGAGCCTTTACGACGTGCTGGGCGGCTATGATGCGGGCGCCTCCGCCACCGCCGCCAGCATCGGTGAAAACGTGGTGAGCCAGAGCATCCCCACCCTGGTGGGACAGGCTGCCCGATCCATCGACCCCGTGCAGAGAAAGACCAAGGGCGACAGCGACTTCGAGACCATCGTCAATCAGGTGCTGGCGAAGATCCCCGGTCTGACCTATCTGCTGGATCCCGAGCTGGACGTGTGGGGCAACGAAGTGCACCGCACCGGCAAGCCCAGCGGCGGCGGTACGGCGCTGAACGCGGCGCAGCAGTTTGCTCTGCCGTGGAACACCAAGACCGGCACCGGAGCGGGCGACTACGTCAGCGAGGAGATCCTGCGGCTGTATGATGAATACGGCAGTCAGGTGATCCCCACCGCCATCAGCCGCGACGACGCCAAGGACAAGGGTCTGGACTACGTGGAGGATAACCGCATACTGGGCGCAGTCAACCGTACCGCGGTGGAGGATTTTATCAACGACGTGTGGCCGTACCGGGTGCAGGAGGAGCTGCCCAACGGCAAGACCCGCACCGTGACCAAATTCTACAGCGAGATGACCGACGACGAACGCCGACGTGTGCTGAGCCGCATCTATCAGAAGAGCAAGGAGACGGTGACGGGCGAGACCGAGGACACGAAAACCAAAAGCAAGCAAGACCGCTATTTTGAACAACTGTTTGAGGAGATGAGATGATGGGCACTGTCAGAACAGCCGCGTGGACCGTGGATAAGAATCTGGAGATCCTGCCGGATGCGTCACTGTACGGCGGCGTGCAGGGCGAGGACAACGCTACCCTGGTGGAATTTCAGCTGAGTGAGGACTGTCCCTTGTTGGAAGGTTATCAGCTGTACATCGAGCATGTGGACGCCACCGGTGCCTGGGACTCCACCGACGTGCTGGAGGCTGACCAGGACGGTCGCGTCAATTACGTGGTGCCGTTGGCGTGGACGCAGCACGGCGGCATCTCCACCGTGCGGCTGGTGGCCAAGGCTGACGGCCAAACGGTGTACACGGTGGTTGGGCACCTGAAATTCGATCACCGCGACACCGCCAAGAGGGCGGAGCGGAACGTGGTGCAGACGCTGGTGAAGGATATTCTGGAGCGGCTGCGTCAGCTGAAGGAGGATTTTTTCGCCCGCGTGGATCCCGAGCTGGACGCCACCTCCATCAACCCCGTGCAGAATCGGGCGGTGGCGGAAAGCGTGGAGCATCTGGAAAGCAACGTGGAGCAAAACGCAACTCTGATCGGCACTCTAAACAATAAGATAAATGATTTGAAGCTCATTCCCGGCCCGCCAGGCGTGCGGGGAAGCGGAATCCATTTGGCAAGAATCAATGTTGCCATTAGCGGTACCCAAAACGTCACCTGGTCCGAATTGTACTCCGATATGGAGGACGTTTCCGTTGGTGATCTTGTCATAGGAGCCAACGGCGTCATTGCACAGATCACTGACAGGGGCAGCACGACTGTGAAACTAACAAGCACCGGCAGAAGCATAAGAGGCCCCCAGGGCGAGCCAGGAGACCCCGGCGATATCACCGAGGCTGTCAAGTACGACGACCTGACCGCCAAACCTATTAACCTGCTCAACCCTGACGAGGTAGAGGTGGGGTACGCATTGATACCGACGACTGGAGCTGTGTATGCGTCCGCCACCGAGTCCATCATCGGTTACACCCACACAGTGTCGGGCAAAAACTACGCTTTGACCTTCTTGAAGTCTGCGGGTCGTGGGGCTAACAAGACCAATTTCAAGTACGCCTTCTTTGACAAAAACAAGGTGTTCATCGAGGGCGGAGCGTGGAACGCAACCACCAACCCCATCGAGTATATCACTGCTCCCGAGGGTGCCGCCTTTGTCCGTTGCTCGTTTTTCCACACCCAAAACACGGAGCAGATGTTTGAGGAGGTCACCGTGGTGGACGGCGTGCCTACCTATGCTGACCATTACGAGCCCTATGGCTCCTATACCTCCCAGGCTGTTCAAGAGTTCCGAGCGGAGCTGCTGAAAGAGGTGGAGGCGCAGAAGGGCGACAGCCCGGTGGTGTATATACCCTCTGGGGCAACAGCTGACAGCCTTAACAGGATCTTTTCCGTGGCAACTGGTACCGTTATATTCCCCGCCGGGGAGGCCATTATCATTGATAAGACTGTCGAGGTGAGCGGCAAAAACAACCTTGTGGTCGATTTCAACGGCTACACCTTGACGCGTGCAGACGAGGCGCAGACGATGATCCGGTTCACCAGCTGCAACAACATCGTGCTGAAAAACGGCGTTTTCGATGCTGACGCTCACGACTTTGAGACGGAGGTCGTCGCGCTCCACTTGAATAACTGCCGCACTACCATCAAGGATTTTGAGTTCAAGAACTCCAACGACCACCACATCTGGGTGAATGGCGGCTACTGCGTGGGCGAGAATGTAATTTTCCGAAACCTCAAGGCAGGCGCCTCGTCCGCTGACGTTTACGCATCCTGCGCCGCGAACTCCTACGTCGAGACCCACTGGCGGAACGTTGTGGCAACCCGCCCAGAGTATGTCAAAAACCAAGTGTTTTATTTTGGTGTGACCGATGACACGGAAAAGGTATTTCATACTGTAGACGGCTTGTGGGCCAATAACACTGTGCAAGCGATCGACCTGCGTGGTGGCGAGGGCTATTTCCGCAACGTGTACGTGGAGAACACGCTGGGCATCATCACCCAGCCGGTTGGAAGCACCACCGAGAAAAACGCTCCGATCGCCACTTATGAGAATTTTCACCTTAAAAACGCAGGTATAAAAGGCAACCTTGCGGCAATTATCAACATTTTTGCAGGTCGCCGTGTGCGACTGAAAAACATCCTTGTCGAGTCGCCCAACTGGGAACTGGCGGAGGGTGCGACGGACCGGCGCCGTGTAATTGAGATCGCCAGCAAGGGGTACCCTGTCCGCGATGTATTGCTTGAGGATGTCCGCTATACCGGCTCTGTTACTGATATGACTGCCGGTACCTCCGTCCCGTTTGGTGTAATTATTAACGGCAACGTGCAGTGCACAATGAACAACGTCGTCATTGACGCGGAGGTCGAGAATTACGGCGTGCAGTTTGTCAACGAGGCGGAAGGCACCAAGGTGGTCATCAACGACTTCGAGTGTGACAACAAGCAGGTAACTGTTGTCAACGCCGAGGGCAAAGTCTCCGCGGACATCAAGCACATCAAGATGGCCAACACGCACCGGGCCATCGGCACTACGGCAGAGCGACCCGCTATGTTCCCTTGCGAAACTGGTATGTACTACGATACCGATTTGAGCAAGATGCTGTACTGGAACGGAACGGCGTGGGATGAAATGTAAGTTAAAGAGGGCATCATCCTTTCGGGGGTGATGCCCGCCAAGGAATAAATGCAAGGGAGGGATACCGATGTACGAACTTTTGGAGGGCATTGCCAAGTTCGGCGGTGCAACGACCGCTATTGGCTTGCTGATTGGTATCATCATTAGAGTTGTTTTGTGGTTTCAAAACCAGAAGGATCAAGATGATGAGATTGTCGAGATTACATAAGGAGGTGCAATATGAATGAAAAAGATTTTGAGCACCGCCTGACGCAGGTGGAGGAGCGATCCAAATCCAACACCAAGCGACTGAACAAGCTGGAGGAGCTGCAGGAGACCCTGACCGAGCTGGTGCAGGCGGTGGCCACCATCGCCCAGAAGCAGTCGGATATGGACAGTGATATGAAAGAGGTCAAGGCGGACGTGAAGGGCATCGCCGGCAAGCCCGGGAAACGGTGGGAGGCCATCGTGGAGAAGGCGCTGACGGCACTGGTGGCCGGTTTGGTCGCCTATGTCCTGATGAAGTTTGGTATCGGCTGATAGCCGATGAAAAATATTAGGAGGTAATCAATATGGCAAAGAAAAAGAAGGTATTTATCGCCATCGGTCACGGTGGCAGTGACCCCGGCGGCGTGGCCAACGGGATCAAGGAGAAGGACGCCGCTCTGGTGATCGGTATGTCCTGTGTGGCCGAGCTGAAGCGGCACGGCGTGGAGGTGCTGGCCAGCCGGTACACGGATGAGAACGATCCCGTGACCGAGCGCATCAAGGAGTGCAACGCCTTCGCCCCCGATGCGGCGGTGGATCTGCACCTGAACATGGGCAAGGGCGACGGCGCTGAGGTGTTCCACCATTACGGCGGCGGTGCCTCCAAGACGTTGGCGAAGAATATCGCCAATGAGCTGAAGGCGGCAGGGCAGAACCTGCGCACCGGTGACAGCGGTAAGAAGGACGGTCTGAAGACCAAGCGGAATGCCGACGGTCGCGATTACTTCGGCTTCATCCGTCAGACCGTTTGCCCCGCCTGTATCGTCGAGCACGCCTTCCTGGATAACAAGGAGGACGTGAAGATCGTGGATACCGAGGCGGAGCAGAAGGCCATGGGCGTCGCGGATGCCAAGGGCATTTTGAAGTACCTGGGCATCAAGTGGAAGGCGCCCGAGAAGCCGGTCTATACCGTGACCGTCACCAAGCTGACCGCCACCCAGGCGTCGGCGCTGGTGAAGGAACTGAAGAAAGACGGCTATACCGCCGCCAAAAAGAAAGCGTAAGGAGGTGAAAATAATGACGGGTATCGTACTTATCGTCGCGCTGGCGGTCGTCGTAGAGGCGTTCATCGAGCACGGCAAAAGCATCGGCAAGGCTTTCCTGGCCGGTGAGTGGAAGACGGCGGTCACGCAGCTGATCGCCAGCATCGTGGCGATCGTTTTGTGCTTTGCTGCCGGCGCGGATCTGTTCGCGGTCGTCGGTCTGACGTTCGCTTGGCCGTGGCTGGGTGTCGTGCTGACCGGTGTGATTATCAGCCGTGGCGCCAATTATGTGAGTGATTTCGTCAAGCGCCTGCAGGGCGTGAAGAAAAACGAGTAAAAAAGCTATGTGGCTCAAATGTGGCTCAGGCGTTTTTGCCAACCCCAGTATTTCCAAAGGCTCGTAAAGATTTACGTATAGCCTTTTAATCAAAGGGCCCGGGGTTCGAGTCCCCGACGGGTCACCAAAAAAGAAGCACCACCAGACGGGTGGTGCTTCTTTTTTCTTGCTTCGCAAGAGCTCGAACCCCCGAAACGGCTCTGCCGTTTCACAGGACTTTGCGCCACAGGGAAGTTGGACGACAGCATTCTCGGCGCAAAACCGGGGTTCAGAGTCCTGGACTTCGCCTGCGGCGAAGTCCGTCGAGATTTTGCGGCGTTGCCGCAAAACTCACGGGATTCTCGCGCCTGCCCTGCGGGAGCGCATTCGATCATATATACAACTTGGGCAAAATTAAAAAGAGACAGGATCGCCACCACTGGCCGCATCGCACGAGGGCGAAATAACGACTGGCAATCCTGTCTCTAACACAAACATACCACAACCTACCCCTGTTGTCAATACCCAGTCTATGCGGGGGAACAATCCCCCAGTCACGGCGATGCCGTGACAGCCCCCTTTACACAAGGGGGCCTTGCCGCTTACGCGGCTATGCGGGGCGATGTGGGCATCGCCCCCTACAGGTTCTATCCCCCGTCGCAT